AACCAAACCACTTTAATTAAATCAAATCAAATATGGACGCAATTGTCAAAAATCTTAACTTCGGTAACGAAGCCAGAGTTAATGTATTTAAAGGAATAGAAAAACTCACAAAAGCTGTTAGCTCCACATTAGGGGCTAGCGGCAAATGTGTAATGCTGGAAGATCACACCGGTAATCCAGTAATAACAAAAGACGGTGTAACAGTAGCAGACTCGATTATCTTGCGAGACCCAGTTGAGAATATGGGCGCGACACTTTTAAAAGAAGCAGCAAGAAAAACGGTGAGAGAAGCCGGCGATGGTACAACTACCGCAACTGTCTTAGCTCACTCAATATTGACCGAAGCTTATAAAGTAGCGGACAAAACAAACTCAAGAGAGTTAAAAGGAGGTATTAACAGTGCGATTGAAAAAGTAATTAAATACTTAGAATCCGTGTCAGTACCGGTAAAAGGTGATATGATTGATCAAATAGCAACCATATCAACAAACAACGATCCGAAGCTAGGAAGTATTATAGCTGACGCTTTTAGATCTGTAGATAACACAGGGATCGTAATGATGGAAACAGCAGCTGACGGCAAAACAGAAGTTGAAGTTGTAGACGGTGTGCAGTATGACAAAGGTCTTACTAATTCACATTTTATAACAAACGCTCAAAACAAATCAGCTGAATTAGAAAACGCATTAGTGTTGCTAGTTGAATCGCCTGTCGATACAATTAGACAAATTCAAACAGTGCTAGAGTATGTAATAAAAAACAATAAGCCTTTGCTGATTATCGGCGATTTAGAACAAGGTGTTTTATCTGCTTTAGCTATGAATAAGAAGAAAGGAAACATTAAAGTAAATGTTATTAATGCTCCTACTTTTGGGGTAAGCAAAAAAGAAATGCTTGATGATTTAGCTTTGTTAACAGGGGCTACAATTATAAATGAAGACTTAGGTGATGATTTAGATATGATTCAAGTTGAGCATTTAGGCTTTTGTTTAAAAAGCGTTACAACGCATCAAGAAACTATATTACAGTTTAACGAACCTACAGAAGAAGTTTTAAACATTATAGCTGAATTAAAAGAAGAGTTGTTGAAAGACAATCCGGCTCATAAAGTAATTAAATTAGAAAAAAGATTAGCAATGCTTGCAGCTAGAATAGCTATTGTAAAAGTAGGTGCTAATTCTGATATCGAATTAAAAGAAAAAACAGATAGGGTTGAAGATGCTATTTGTGCTACAAAAGCTGCGATTAAAGAAGGTATAGTGCCTGGAGGTGGAATTGCTTTATTAAATGCATCAACAAGTATAGTAAGTAAATCAAAAGGTGAACAAGTACTCTTAGAAGCTATTAAAGCACCTTTTAAGACTATATTAGATAATGCAGGTATAACGGAAGTGGAATTACCAAAAGCTAAAGGACGAGGATTAAATGTGGTTACAGGAAAAATGGTAAATATGATTAAAACAGGTATTATAGATCCCTTGTTAGTCACCAAAAGCGCTCTTCAGAACGCAGCTTCAGTAGCAACAACAATATTATCAACTGATTGTGTAATCAATAATTTAAGAATTGATGAAAGCGATAGGTAGAAACATAATAATAGAAAAGTTAAAAGAAGGCACTACTAAAACAAAAGGTGGTTTACTTCTTGCAGAAAACCAGCGTGAAGATATAAGATATACAGAGGCTACAGTGTTATCACTCGGTGAACAAGTAGAAGGATTAAAAGAAAAAGATAAAATCTTTTTTGACCGGCACGCAGGACACAAGATAGAAATAGATAAACAGACATATCACGTAATTAAGGCTCAGGATGTAGTTGTTGTTTTATGAAAAGACTAAACGCGGATGATCTCAAAGAAATGAATCTGTTTAAACATTGGCGTATAATACGTAAATGGGCTTGTAGAAACAATAACCTGAATGACGCAGACATAGAGCTACTTATCTATTTAGATTGTGTAGATATGTTTACAAAAAAAGATTTTGAAGCCGGTAGTTATTCCTACAGTTGGGATAATCGCAGGTGGAATCGATTGCTTAAAGAAGGTTGGATTGTAGTATGGAGAAAACGTAATAGATCAACTCAGAAATACCACATATACAAAACTTCGTTTAAATGCAAGCATCTTATAAAGTACATGTATAGAATTGTACTAGGAGAAGATGATTTGCCTGTAAGTACGCATAGAAATAGTATTATGAAGGGTAAGACTTATACAGATAAAGTTCTTATTACTTCAATTAAAAATGTAAATAAAGATAAAGATAGATAATATGAATACAATAGATCCAATATCCGGGCTGCCAATTAAACAGCCATCAAGTTTAGTAAATCCATTTAGCCCTCAAGATCAAGCGGCAATGTCTATGGCATATGGAGGTGTACAAGCGCCAGGTTCTTTTTTTAGAATGGAAGGCGATTCTCCTTTAGAAGGAAATGAATTTTCTGAGGCTGTGGTAGAAGCTAAAGCAAGTGGAGCTAAATCTTTTGACTTAAACGGCAAAACATACCCTGTAAAATAAAAAATTATGAAAAAAAATATAAAAGCATTAGCTAATCAAAAGCTAGAAGGACAAGTAGGTGAAAACGCTGTATGGGATGGCCCATTAAGTAAAGAAGGTTTCCCAATGGGAGTAGGATCAAGTTCTGGTATTACAGGACTAGAGGTATCTAAAGCGCCATGCGGATACGGATATCAAGAAGGCCCAATTACACAAAGAGCTAAAGTTTATAAATAATGAGCAGCTCAAAATTTTCATCTCCGTTTTTTAAAAAATCACCTCTATTAGGAGCATACTCATCAGGAGCCGACGGTATGGTCACTGTTTCTGATTTGCCCCATTATCAAAAGTTACAACAAGATATATTAGGTGGTACACTGGCAGTTTTAGGAGCTCAAGGCAAAAAGAAAAAAACAGATACTCAGATCAAGGCTAAAATAGAATTAGATAAAATGCCTATCGGTACAGAAGCCGAAAAAGCAATTAAAAAAGAAGCTACAACTAGATACAATATAACATACGGCAAAACAAATAAATGTGACGGGCAAACATCTGGCACAACGATTGGAACAGGCAGGAATAAAATAACTTGCCCATAAAAATAAAATTATGCATAAAGGACATTACGGAGAATACAGCGGAAACGCAAAATGGTCAAAAGTAACATCATCAAATATGGGTGCTACTAAAAAAGACGACGAAGCTCATATGGATTATCTTAAGCAAGATATCAAATATGACAATAAGCATGGCCATAGCGATGAAAATATGACGGCTGATGAAAAACATATATCTAAATTAGCTGGAGATTTAAAGTATGATGAAAAAAAGCATAGCTCACCGGCAAAACACGTAATTGCACATACACATGGCAAAAGCCAAAAAGAAGGAAAGCTTAAACCTAAGCCAGGATATTACGACGATTTAAGTAATAAAAATTCTTACTATTACGATTATAACGAAGGATAAAAATAAAACAGAGAGGACTGTACAAACCTCAGCCAAACACTAACACTAACATTAACTTAAACAAAACAAACAATGGCACAATTTTTAAAAGTACCAGCCGGTCCTGTAGCGAACGATGGTATCGAAACACTAATTAACATCGCGGAAATCGGTGGAGTTACTAGCATTGCAAACGCAAGTAGTGTAACTACTCTTGTAATTCAAATGCGAAACCCAAAAACTGCAGGAACTTACACTATAAAAGTACCTGGAGCAGTAGGAGGATCAACTGGTTTTACAGCTGCAGAAAGAGTTGCAGACTTAGCTAAAGAGTACAACAAAGCTTTAACTGCTAACCCAGGTGGAATAGTATCTACTTTAGGAAACGTAGTAGCTCAAAAACAAGCACCAGCTGCTCAAACAGGGCTACAAGGAAGACAGCCAATTACAAAACCTTTAGTAATGGCTCAGTACACAACTTGTATTTATGCTGTGTAATTTATGAAATCAACAGGTTTAGGAGACAGCATAGAAAAGTTTACTAAAGCTACTGGTATCAAAACAATGGTTGACACAATAAGCAAGGGATTAAACGTCCCTTGCGGTTGTGAAGCCAGAAAAGGAGCATTAAATAAAATATTTCCTTACAAAAAATAACAGATGGCTTTTAAACTTAGTAACGCGCCTTATAAGGTAGACAATACTCCAATTTACAATGTACCTATGGAAGATGGCGTTATGGGAAAAGCTAACAATAATGGTACTATAATATTAAATAAAGACTTAGATCCTTCTCAATGCCAGGGTGTAATTAATCATGAAATGGTTCATATAAATCAAATGAAGCGCGGTGATTTAGATTATGACAACGACAATGTATATTGGAAAGGTAAAAAATATTCAAGAGCTGCAATGCAAGAAGGAGCAAAAAATTTGCCTTGGGAAGCAGAAGCTTATAAAAACGCTTAAATGAAAACATCTAAAACAGGTTACTTACAAAACAGCCCTGATGTTAATAATTCTCAAAACATTATAAAAGGAGGACATATAACAATGAAAGGAGTTAACTTTAAAGTTTTAGGTACAGATGACAGAGGTTATACTAAAGTAATGTATCCAGGATATGATTATTATTTTCCAGGAGCTAAATATGTAACAGAAACACCAATAAAAAAATAAAAATATAATGGGAAAATTCCAAATGCGCCATCTATCCGGAGGCGAAAATAAACAGTCCGGAATCATGATGAGAAAAGGAAGTGCTTTTCCAAAGTCATCAGCTTTATATCAAAGTGAAACTGGTCAGCAAGAGGCACAAAGAAAAGCTAATAAAGATAATGCTAATGCTAACAGGGTATATGGTGAAACTACTACGACAAGTAAAAGAGTTGAAGGGGGAACACAAAAAACATTTACCACGCCATATACAACTTCAGGAAAAGGAACAGCTAAAAGAAGTACTGCTTCTGATAAGGATTGGCAGGCATATTTAGATAAAAATTTCGATGGTTCTAATGAAAAGTTTAACGCGTCTCAACGAGGACAAGGAAGTGAAACTAGAACAAGGTTTATTCCAGATCCAGTTAGTACACTTGAAAAACAAGAAATTAAATTTATACCTCAAAAGCCAACGGCAGAAGAGATTAAATTTACACCAAAAAGGCCATCAACCACTTCAGAAGAAATAAAACCAATAAAAAAGCCAAAGAAAAATATACAAATTGGTAAAGTTATAAAAAAGACCGGCGAAGGTATTGGAGACTTCCTAGAAGACGGAGGTGAAGCAATAGGAGATGCTGGAAGATTTGTTGGGGAAAAGATTGGAGATTTAGGTAGAGGCTTTGGCAATGCAGTAGGAAGCTTATTTGGACCTAGAAGTATTTTCCGTCCTAAGTGTAGATCTTGTAAAAGACGATGAAAAAAATTTGGGAATGGCTAAGTGGTAACGTTATCAAAGATGTTGGTGACGTTATTGATAAGCTAACAACTACAGACGAAGAAAAGCTTAAGATTAAAAAAGAAATTAAAGTCATAGTTGAAGAAGCATCTGCGAAAGCAGAAGATCAAATTACAAAACGTTGGGAATCAGATATGACATCTGACTCTTGGCTTAGTAAAAATACGCGTCCTATGGCACTTATATTTTTATCGTTTATGGCTATAGCTTTTATATGGGTTGATAGCCATGACGCACTATCTTTTACGGTAGAACAAGAGTGGATAGAATTATTAAAACAATTATTAACAACCGTATACGTAGCCTACTTTGGCTCACGAGGTTTTGAAAAGTATAAATCAATAAGTAACAAATAAAAAAATGAGTAAATTTCCAATAGATACCGGTATAGCCGGCAAAGCAATGGCAGCAACGGGGATAGTGGGAACACCTAACGGCATACCTGCGTGGCCTTTTGAAAATCAAACAGGTACTTACGGCAACCTTTTAAATGGGTCTGTAGTATGGTACAATGCATTAACTCAAACTGGTGCTCAAATAAGCGTTATACCAGCAGGCACTTCCAAAGCTTCTTTAGAAGTAAAAACAAATGCTGACTTTACAATATTAACTGCTGGATCAGGATACACCGGCAATATTGAATTACAAACAACAGATTCAAATCCAAGAAGCGGTACACTTGTAAAAGTTAAATTAACAGTGGGCGCTGGCGGTGTTGTAACAGCTGTAGAAGTAACAGATGGAGGATCGGGCTTACAAGTAGGTGATGTTCTTACAGTAGTTGAAGCAGGTAGAGCAGGAGGTTCTACAGATTGTACTTTAAAAATTACAAAAGTGCAAAGAGGAATACCTACTGCGGGTGAGGCTGTAGAATTCAAGGTACAAGGATGTGGTGTATTACCAATAGCAATAGACTATATAACAGCTATTAATAATATTACCGCTACAGAATTAGTTATATGTAAATAACTAATATATAGGTAACTATATTAATATAAACAATTAAATTAAATTCAATTATGGGAAAAGTAAAAAAAGTAGCTAATAAAATTAGCGAAGATCAATTAACTAAAGTTAGAGATCAACAACAAAAATTAAACGAAGCGCTTAGAACTTTAGGTGTTTTAGATGTTCAAAAGCAAAACCTGCGCAATCAAATAGAAGAAGTTTCTAAAGAAATTGAAGGAACAAAAGCAGAACTTGAAGAAGAGTACGGACAAGTTAACATTAACTTAGAAGACGGCACTTATTCTGAAATCGAAAAAGAAGATGCAGAATAATATAAGAAAAATCAGCATAGGTTCTGATTATAAAAATGATGCGATGCATTATTCGGTTGGCCAACAAGTTTATGGCGGGCACGAAATATCGCATATTTTATTAAATGAATCTGATGGTTCTTATAATATTCATATTAAAAAAAGCAACGAGATTATGCCATGGAAGAAGTTTAATTCTAACATGGCAATATCCGTTGAGTATGATTTAGAGTATTGAAAAGTGTATATGATTTTATTGTAGAACCACTAGGTGAAGAATACAGTAATAAAATTAATATTGGGGATAAACAATTAGTTATAAATACAGGTATAGAAGATTTTAAATTTGTAAATAGACTAGCTAAAGTTTTAGAAACACCCAAAGCTTTTAGCACAAGAATTAAAACAGGCGATACAATTGTTATTCATCAAAATGTGTTTAGAACATTTTATAATATGAAAGGCGATAAGAAAAAAAGCAGATCCTGGTTTAAAGATAATTTGTATTTTTGTGCTGTAGATCAAATATATTTATATAAGAATAAAACAGGTTGGCATTCATTTAATGATAGATGTTTTATAATACCGATAAAAGATAAAGAGTCTTTAACATTGGAAAAAGAGCAAAGCCTTATTGGAATATTAAAATATGGCAATAGCTCATTAGAAGCGCTTAATATCAGCCCAGGCGACCTAGTAGGGTATAAACCTAATAGTGAATGGGAATTTTTAATTGATGGTAAGCGTTTATATTGTATGAAATCAAATGATATTGTAATTAAGTATGAATACAAAGGAAACGAAGAAGAGTATAATCCTAGCTGGGCAAATAGCTGTTGAAGAATTAATAAAGGTAGCAAAAGAGCCTATTGTTGATTCTGACGACGACATATCAGCAGATAGACTTAAAAATGCTGCTGCTACAAAAAAGCTAGCAATATTTGATTGTTTTGAAATACTTAATCGCATTGAAGCTGAAGAAGATTTGTTAAATGAGAAACCTAAAGAAGCAAAAGAAGAAAAGTCTTTTAGAGGTTTTGCAGAAGGTAGATCTAAGTAATGTACAAGCAAACTTTATATAAAGTATTAAAAGACCATGTAAAACCTAAAGTTCTTAAAAGAATGAATAGGTATAAAAAATGGGAATATGGTTATAACGAAGAGCATGACTTTGTCGTTATAAGTAAAACAGGAGAGATAGGAGAGATATACGAAATACAAAATCTAAAAATAGCTTTACCTAAAGAAGTTAATGTAGTTGAATTTGAAAATGATAAGTGGACTTATTCTGAATACCCAAAAGAATTAAAAAAAATTAAATCTGTATTTGACTGGGAAGAATACCCGTTAGATTTTAAAGAAAAATGGTATGACTATATTGATGAAGAATTTACACGACGCGAAGAAGGCTTTTGGTTTTATAGCAAAGGCGTTCCTACTTACATTACTGGCACTTATTATATGTACTTGCAGTGGAGTAAGATTGACGTCGGGCAACCAGACTTTAGGGAATCGAATAGATTATTCTACATATTTTGGGAAGCATGTAAATCCGATACCAGGTCATATGGAATGTGTTATCTTAAAAACCGTCGAAGCGGATTTTCATTTATGTCCTCAGCTGAATCGGTCAACCTTGCTACAATATCAACGGATTCACGGTTCGGCATATTGTCCAAATCTGGTGCCGATGCTAAAAAGATGTTCACAGATAAGGTCGTACCTATTTCCGTCAACTATCCCTTTTTTTTCAAACCGATCCAGGACGGTATGGACAGGCCAAAGACCGAGCTCGCCTACAGAGTCCCTGCCTCCAAATTTACCCGTAGAAAACTCGAAGCCAATGAAAAAATACAAGAGATTACCGGCTTGGACACCACAATCGACTGGAAGAACACCGGCGACAACGCCTATGATGGGGAGAAACTCAAACTCCTCGTCCACGACGAATCCGGCAAATGGGAAAGGCCGAACAACATCCTCAACAACTGGCGTGTTACGAAAACCACCCTTCGATTAGGTAGTAGAGTAATAGGTAAATGTATGATGGGATCGACATCAAACTCATTAGACAAAGGAGGCGATAATTTTAAAAAGCTTTACAATGATTCAGATGTTACACAAAGAAACGCCAATGGACAGACTCGCTCAGGATTATATTCTTTGTTCATACCTATGGAATGGAACTACGAGGGATACATTGATTCTTATGGCTTACCTGTATTCAACACACCAAAAAAAGAAGTTGAAGATCCACACGGAACAAAAATAACACAAGGCGTAATAGAGTATTGGGAGAATGAAGTAGAAGGTTTAAAATCAGATCAAGATAGTTTAAATGAATTTTATAGACAATTTCCACGCACAACTAAGCACGCATTTAGAGATGAATCAAAACAATCTTTATTTAATCTAACTAAGATATATCAGCAAATAGATTTTAATGAAGATCTTAAAAATTCAATTAATGTAACAAGAGGAAGTTTCCAGTGGGAGAACGCAGAAAAAGATACTAAAGTAATATTTATACCAAATAATGACGGCAGGTTCTTAGTAACTTGGGTTCCGCCAGCAAATTTGCAAAATAAAAGATATATAAAAAATGGCACTAACTATCCTGGTAATGAGCATTGCGGAGCATTTGGTTGTGATCCATATGATATATCAGGTACCGTGGACGGTAGAGGGTCGAAAGGTGCTCTTCACGGGTTAACTAAGTTTAGTATGGAGGATGTACCTCCTAATCATTTCTTTTTAGAATATATAGCTAGACCGCAAACCGCTGAGATATTTTTTGAAGATGTGTTAATGGCATGTGTGTTTTACGGAATGCCTATATTAGCTGAAAATAATAAACCAAGGTTATTATATCATTTCAAAAGAAGAGGCTATAGAGGTTATTCAATTAACAGGCCAGATAGAAAATATAATAAATTATCAGTAACAGAAAAAGAGCTAGGTGGTATACCGAACTCAAGTGAAGATATAAAACAAGCTCACGCAGCCGCTATAGAAACATATGTAAATGAATTTGTAGGGCTTAAAGAAACAGGATACGGGGACGTATACTTTCAAAGAACGTTGGAAGATTGGGCGAAATTTAATATTAATAACAGAACAAAACATGATGCATCGATAAGTTCAGGCTTAGCATTAATGGCATGTAACAAACACCGATACACGCCAGGTCCTAAAAGAGAAAGGCCAATGCCCGTTGATTTAGGAATTAAAAAGTACGACAACAAAGGTTCAATATCAAAAATAATAAGTTAAATGAGTATATATACTAACACAAACAGCGCTTTCCCAAGTCAGGTAGTAAGTGACGCAGAGAAAGCAAGTTTGGAATATGGTACGCAGGTTGGGCAGGCTATTGAATATGAATGGTTTGGTCAAGGTCGAACTAATGGTAATAGATATTTAACTAGTTGGAATCAATTTCACCAATTAAGATTATATGCTCGAGGAGAGCAATCAATACAAAAGTATAAAGATGAACTGTCAATTAATGGCGATTTATCTTATTTAAACTTAGATTGGAAACCTGTACCTATATTATCTAAATTTGTAGATATAGTAGTTAATGGTATTTCAAATAAGTCTTATGATATAAAAGCATATGCACAAGACCCTCAATCAATAAAGAAAAGAACAAGCTATGCTTCTATGCTCTACGAGGATATGGTTGCTAAAGAATATTTAGACAGCTTAAAGCAAACATTAGGAATTGATTTATATCAAACGCCTAACATTAATACAGTACCGGAATCTAAAGAAGAGCTTGAGCTTCATATGCAATTAAGCTATAAGCAATCAGTTGAAATAGCAGAAGAAGAAGCTATATCATCTGTGCTTGCCCAAAACAAATACGATCTTACTAGAAAGAGATTGAATATGGATTTAACGGTTTTAGGTATTGCTTGTGCTAAAACAGGGTTTAACACCGCGGAAGGATTGACTGTTGATTATGTTGACCCAGCTTATGTTGTTTACTCTTATACTGAAGACCCAAATTTTGACGATGTATATTACGTAGGTGAAGTAAAATCTATAACAATACCAGAACTCAAAAAAGAATTTCCTAATATTTCAGCAGAAGAGCTTGAAAGAATTCAAAAAATGCCAGGCAATAGCCAATACGTAACAGGCTGGGGTGGTTACGATAAGAACACTGTGCAAGTTTTATACTTTGAATACAAGACATATCATAATCAAGTATTTAAAATAAAACAAACAGAGCAAGGTTTAGAAAAAGCTTTAGAAAAACCAGACTCTTTTAATCCACCTGAAAATGATAATTTTGAAAGAGTGTCAAGATCTATTGAAGTGTTGTATACAGGAGCAAAAGTATTAGGTAATAATGATATGTTAAAATGGGGATTGGCAGAAAACATGTCAAGACCTAAAGCAGACACAACCAAGGTTGAAATGAATTATGCTTTGTGTGCGCCTAGAATGTATAAAGGAAGAATTGAATCTATTGTAAGCAAATGTATTGGCTTTGCAGATATGATTCAATTAACTCATTTAAAACTGCAACAAGTTTTATCTCGTATGGTACCAGACGGTGTATATTTAGATATGGACGGACTTGCAGAAGTTGATTTAGGTAATGGCACAAACTACAATCCCGCAGAAGCACTTAACATGTATTTTCAAACAGGTTCTATTGTAGGTAGATCACTCACACAAGACGGTGATATGAATGCCGGTAAAGTACCTATTCAAGAACTTAATAGTTCAAGTGGTCAGGCAAAAATAGGAGCGCTTATACAAACGTATCAATACTATTTACAAATGATACGAGATGTGACCGGGTTGAATGAAGCAAGAGACGGAACTGCAATGGATAAGAACTCACTTGTAGGGCTGCAAAAGATGGCCGCTAACGCATCCAATGTTGCTACTAGACATATTAATCAGTCTAGTCTTTATTTAACGCTTAAACTAGCTGAAAACATTGCTCTTAAAATATCAGATGCTTTAGAATTTCCGCTTACAAGAAGTGCATTAGAAAAATCTATATCGGTGTTTAATACTGAAACTTTAGATGAAGTTGGTAATTTAAACCTTCACGATTTTGGAATATTTTTAGAATTAGAACCAGATGATGAAGAGTTAGCACAGCTTGAAGCAAACATACAAGTATCGTTACAGCAAGGTAGTTTAAATTTAGAAGATGCTATAGACTTAAGACAAATAAAAAATCTTAAGTTAGCAAATCAAATGCTTAAAATAAAGCGCAAAGCAAAAGCTAAACAAGATCAAGCTAATCAACAAGCTAACATTGCGGCTCAAGGGCAAGCTCAAGCAGATACTGCAGAAAAAACAGCTATGGCTGAAGTGCAAAAGCAAGAAGCTATAATGGGCGCTAATGTACAATTTGAGCAATCAAAAAATCAAATGGAAATACAACGCATGGAAATAGCAGCGCAATTAGAAGCGCAAAAAATGCAAACAAAATTCCAGTACGATATGCAGCTTAAACAATTAGATGTTCAAACAGTGCAGCAAAAAGAAAGCGAAATTGAAGATCGTAAAGATAATCGTAGCAAAATGGAAGCTACACAACAAAGTGAATTGATAAGCCAAAGAAAAAACGACGGTTTGCCAATAGATTTTGAAAGTCAGTCCGAACAAGGAATGCAAGCTTTCATGTAGAAAGCATTAACTATTTAATTATATTATATTATGTCAGAAGTAAAAACAAATGAACCTGTTAAACAGGAAGGTGAGTTTAAAATTAAAAAGAAAACTCCAAAAAAATTAACTCAGCAAAGCGATGAACCAATTAAAGTTAACATAAAAGAACCTTTAATTAAAGTAGAGCCTGAAGTAACTAAAGTAGTAATACCTAAACAAGAAGAAGATGCCATTCAAATCGGAGAAACAGAGAAGATATCTGTGGAAGAACCATCCGGAGATAGCGCAAAGGTGGGAGAACCTGTACAAGAGTCCAACGAGGATGCTGAAGGGTTTTCTCCAATCAAAGAAGTCGAAGTAAAAAAAGTAGAGGCAGAAGTTAAAGAAGCTATAAGAGATGAGAAAGTATTAGGCAAACAATTGCCAGAAAATATTGAAAAGCTTGTTTCTTTTATGGAAGATACAGGCGGGACAATAGAGGACTATGCAAGACTGAATGCTGACTACTCAAAAGTAGACGATGTTACCCTATTAAAGGAATATTACAAAAAAGAAAAACCTTATTTAGAAGGTGAAGATATAGATCTCATTTTAGAAGACTTTGTTTATGACGAAGACATTGATGAGGAAAAAGATATGCGCAAAAAGAAAATTGCGTTTAAAGAAGAAGTTGCAAAAGCCAAAAGCTATTTAGAAGAAACCAAGAGTAAATATTATGACGAAATCAAGTTGAGATCGAACACTACTCAGGACCAACAAAAAGCTATGGACTTTTTTAACCGATATAACAAGCAGCAAGAACAAGCTGAGCAACAACATGCACAATTTCAAAAAAGTACTAAAAATCTTTTTAGCAATGATTTCGAAGGTTTCGATATTAAAGTTGGCGAAAAGAACTATAAGTACAATATTCAAAATCGTGATAAAGTTGCAGAAAACCAATCAAACATTAATAATCTTGTTGGGAAGTTCCTAGACGCCGATGGCAATGTTACAGATACGAAAGGTTATCACAAAGCTATGTATGCCGCTGAAAATGTAGATAAGATTGCCGCTCATTTTTATGAGCAAGGAAAAGCTGATGCTGTAAAAGATGTTGTAAACAGTTCAAAAAACTTAAGTGAAACTAAAGCTAGATCCACTCAAGGAGAAGTGTTTATAAATGGATTAAAGGTTAAAGCAATTTCAGGTGCTGATTCTACAAAACTTAAAATTAAAAAAAGAACATTTAACTAAAAAAACAAACAATTATGAGTTTAACTCCTCAATTTGGTAGTTTAATACCGTCGCAAAGTCAACAATTGCTTCCAAACAACTACCTACAATTTAACAATGGGCAAAACGATTTTGCTCAACAATATCTCCCTGAGATATACGAAGCTGAAGTAGAGCGTTATGGAAACAGAACGTTATCTGGCTTCTTAAGAATGGTTGGCGCTGAAATGCCAATGACATCTGATCAAGTAATTTGGTCTGAACAGAATAGATTACACATATCATACCAAGGATTTGCTATTGGAGGTGATGGTTCTGGAGTAGGTGCATCAAATAAAATTACATTAGCTGCTAACGTAAACAACGTAGTGTCAGTAAATGATACAGTTGTATTATTAAATCCTGCAACAGGAGCTGAAGCTAAGTGTTTAGTTACAGGAAGTGATACAACTGCTGGAGCTGGAACTTTAGATGTAGTGCCTTTTTCTAGTGCTGTTGGTCTTGTAAATGCTGGATTTATGGCTGCACCAATTGCTGCTGGAACAGAAGTAAAATTATTTGTTTACGGATCTGCTTACGCTAAAGGCTCTACTATTGGAGCAAGCGGAGGAGCTGGAGTACAGCCCCTTAACGGATCAAGAGTTTCTGTAGATCCTTCTTTCACACAATATTCTAATTCACCAATAATCATTAGAGATCAGTTTGTAATAAACGGATCTGATATGGCTCAAATTGGATGGGTAGAAGTTGCAACTGAAGACGGAACATCTGGATACTTATGGTATTTAAAAGCTGAATCTGAAACAAGATTACGTTTTGAAGATCACTTAGAAATGGCTATGGTAGAAGGTGTATACAATCAAGGTGGTGGGTTACTACCAGCTGCGACTGCTGTACCAGGAACTGAAGGCTTATTTTCTGCTATTGAAACTCGTGGAAACGTAGAAGTAGGATTTACTGCTGCTGCTGGACTTGATGAATTTGATGCAATTCTTAAAAACTTAGATACTCAAGGAGCTATTGAAGAAAACATGCTTTTCTTAAATCGCCAAACTGCTTTAGATTTTGATGATATGCTAGCTAGCATCTCTGGCGGATTCGCTGGAGGAACTGCTTTTGGTTTATTTGAAAACTCAGAAGAAATGGCTTTAAACCTTGGATTCTCAGGATTTAGAAGAGGTTCTTACGACTTTTACAAAACTGATTGGAAATACTTAAACGATGCTTCTACACGTGGAGCGATTGTTGGTATCAATTCAATTGAAGGTGTATTAGTACCTGCTGGAACTTCAACAGTATACGATCAAGTATTAGGAACTAACATCAGAAGACCTTTCTTACACGTAAGATATAGAGCTTCACAAGCTGATGATAGAAGAATGAAATCTTGGTTAACTGGTTCTGCTGGTGGTGCATTTACATCTACTTTAGATGCTATGGAAGTAAACTTCCTATCTGAAAGATGTTTAGTAACACAAGCTGCTAACAACTTTGTATTATTCAAAGGAGTCTAATTGACTTAACATTAATGTAATTTTTACCCTCGTTGAACTGACGGGGGTAATTATTACTCTTATTAACATTTATATTATATTATATTATGGCTAAACAAGCTAAAGCAGAAGCTATTGAGGTTGCACCTCAAAAAGAAGTGGTAACAAAAGTTGCTGCTCCAGTAAAACCTACTAAACCAGAGTGGGAAATCAAAGACAGAGTATATTTTTTAACAGGAAAAAAATCTCCTTTAACATTAACAATACCTAGCAAACATACACGTAAACATTCTTTGCTATATTTTGATGAAAAAACTGGGAAACAAAGAGAATTAAGATATGCTACTAATCAAGATTCGCCATTAGTTGATGAACAAAAAGGTGAAGTTACGATGGGGCATATAAGATTTATGGATGGAACTTTAACTGTAGGAAAAGATAAACAAAATTTGCAAAAATTACTTTCCTTATATCATCCTTTAAAAGGGAAGGTATATTCAGAATTTAGTGCAGTTGAAAGCGCGGAAGATGAATTAGATATTTTAGATTTGCAAATTGATGCTTTAAATGCCGCTAGGTCAATTGACATAGATCATGCTGAAGCAATCTTGCGAGTTGAAAAAGGATCTGCTGTAAACTCTATGAGTTCAAAAGAACTTAGAAGAGATTTACTATTGTTTGCTAAAAATGAACCAGCGTTATTTATAGACTTAGCAAATGATGAAAATGTTCAGCTTAGAAATTTTGCAATTAGAGCACAAGAGTTAGGCGTTATTAAATTATCACAAGACCAAAGAACATTTATATGGGGCTCAAATGATAGAAAATTAATGAACGTACCGTTTGATGAAAACCCTTACTCAGCGTTTGCGGCTTTCTTAAAAACAGACGAAGGTGTTGAAATCTATAAATCTATAGATAAAAAACTATAAAAACAAGTGATACTATATATAGGCGGTTTAGGCCGCCTTTTTAGTATATAAAAATAAACAAATGGCAGTAAGCGTAAATACAGTATATCAAACAGTCTTGTATATTATAAACAAAGAGCAAAGAGGTTATATAACACCTTCAGAGTTTAGCAGTTTAGCAACGCAAGTGCAAAGCGAAATATTTATGACTTATTTCCCAGACGGAAATCAAGTTAACCGTTTAAATCAAAACAATACTCAAAACAATACGGAGTTTTTTGACATGTTTAAAGACATATCTTACAAGCTTTATCCTTTTGAGAAAGAAGCAGCGTTTTCTTATGACGCTACTAGTGACGGCTTTTACTACAACGGAGTTGGCACTATATATAAATTAGGTGAAATTATTTCTACATATAACACCTTAAATCCTACATACAATTCAATAACTCAATTAACTAGTAAAAGCGATTACTCAGAGATAACTAGGTCAAAATTAACTTCGCCTACTTACAGTTATCCTATTGCTTATACTACCAATGCGATTATTGCTCCCGCAACTTTAAGTCAACTTTTAATAAAAGTTTCACCAACTCCTAATATTTTAAATATAAATTGTTTGTTTGAACCAAGTAGCCCTGTATGGGATTTTACGGTTGGAGCATTAGGTCAGTTTATATTTAACCCCGTTGGAGGCGCAGGCTCAAACAGTACGGATTTTGAATTAGATATTTCTGAAAAAAATAATTTAGTAACAAATATTTTAAAGTATTGCGGTATCATTATAAATGATCCTACGGTTATACAAGTAGCCGAACAAGAATCACAGCAAGCATCAAATAACGTAAAATCATAGTAAAAAATGGGTTTAATAACTGAAACAAATCAACAATATTATCAAGGAGCTCAGGGTTTTCTATCTAATCAGGTAGCCGCTGGAGAGTCTTTTTCAACTACATTTGATACAGATTTAGTTTTTGGAGATTGGAATCCAGCTAATGCAGATTACGGCTTAAATAATTTTAAACTGTATACTAGTGCAAATGGCTTTCCTGGTACTTACGCGGAATATTTACTTGCTTATACTGTTGTAAATAATACTATTACTTTTACAGCGGCATTGCCAGTAGGCACATTTGTAGCTGTTCAATTAAAAATATTAAACGGAGGACAATATGGCCAAACTCAAATTGAAAAAGCTTTTGGAGATACAGTTGAAGAAAACTATGGCAGCTACGAATACATAAAACTAACTGACGCTATTGACAACTTTATGGTTGGATACGTTGGAGATGGTAAATTATTACAAAAAGCTAAAAAATCAGATGTACTATTCTTTGCTAAAAGATCTTTACAGGAATTTAGTTATGACACTTTAAAAAGCATACACTCGCAAGAATTAACAATACCCGAAAGTTTGAGTGTTATAATCCCTCAAGACTATGTAAATTACGTACGAGTTTCTTGGATAGATCAATTAGGTGTTAAAAGAATAATATACCCTACAAACAATTTAACTACAAGTCCCTATAGCACACCTATACAGGATACTGAAGGAATGCCAACGCAGGATAATTTTGGGGAAAACATAGAAGGAACATCTATAACTGAAGAGCGATGGAAGAAAGCAAATGATAATTTATTAAACGGACAATTTGCTAATAATATAGATGAGCTTATGTACTTTCAAAATGCATATGGATTTGAAGGAAGCTGGAACTGGGGAAGACAATACGGATTAGACCCGCAGTTATCTCAAGTAAATGGCTGGTTTAATATTAATGAAAGAGATGGATTAATGTCTTTTTCTAGTAATTTAGCTGGAAAGCTAATTGTTTTAGAATACATTTCTGACGGCTTAGGTTATGACTTAGATACTAAAGTACCTAAGCTTGCTGAAGATGCTTTATACGCGTCTATATTGTATTCTATAGTGTCCACAAGGTCTGGACAACAAGAGTATTTAGTTCAACGTCTTCAAAAAGATAGAAGAGCTAAACTTAGAAACGCTAAAATAAGATTATCAAACATTAAGCTTGATGAAATTGTTCAAGTTATGAGAGGTAAATCTAAATGGATTAAACACTAAAATTAAATGAACAAGTCTAAAAATACTTTTTTAAAGTCCAAGATGAACAAGGACATTGATGCTCGTATTCTACCTAATAATGAATATAGAAATGCAGTCAATGTTCAGGTTAATAAGTCTGAGGGTGCTAACGTAGGTTCTTTAGAAAACGTTAGGGGTAATGTAAGCGTAGCAAATATAGCAACTCATACAGGTGCAGCTAACTTAAAATGTATTGGCACACTGCAAGATGAGTCTTCGGGTATTAGTTATTTATTTTTTACAGACAACGATAAAGTGGACTACCACCCATCCGGCAGCAGATCTAAGCATTTTATTATTTCTTTTAATAGTAGTAATAATGAGTTAATAACATTAGTAACAGGAGCGTTTCTTAATTTTTCAACATTAAGTCCAGTGTATGCTTCTAACATTATAGAAAATTTACTTTTTTGGACAGACAATAGAAATCAGCCAAGAAAGATTAATGTAAATTTCGCAAACACAAATACTTTAGAAAAAAATCCAACATATTATACAACTGAGGATCAAATATCAGTAGCTAAATACAATCCGCATGATTGCATAGAAATGTACGCAGAAAGTGCATTATCTACAGCTACCACACCTGGATATGAATCCACAATGAAAGATGTTAGTAGCAAAAATCTGCCAAATGGCGGAAACGGAGAATTAAACGCGCCTGTCGCTGCAGGGGCTACTACCATGGTGGTTAAAAATTTCGTGGGTGATATACAAGTACAAAATAGTACAACTTACGATTCAGGTGCAACGGTATCCTATATTGACGCATCTGGTAATGTACAACTCATTTCTAACGCTATAGTAGGCCAAGCGGCTTTTAGTTCTAACCTATGGACAATAACTTTACATAACTCTGTAACTTTTCCCGCCGCTTTAGATGCTAATACTGTTATAATATTAAACGCAAACCCTTATTACGATTCACAATTTGCAGGAGATCCAACTTATTTAGATGATAAATTTGTAAGATTTTCTTATAGGTTTAAATTTGATGATAACGAATATTCATTATTTTCAACATTTACACAGGCTGCATTTATACCAAAACAAGACGGGTACTTTATGTACGTTCAAAAACCCGATTTAAAAGAAGTAAACAACGAGTCTGAAGCATCGAGAAGTACTATAGTTAATTTCGTAGAAAACAAAGTAGATCAAATAAAATTAAGAATACCTTTGCCTTTTAAAAATTACAATCTGCGTAATGATTTAAAAGTTACAGAAATTGATATACTATATAAAGAATCAGATCAAATACCTGTTAAGGTTATTGATACAATAAGTGAAGCAGATATTTATAATGCATCTGGAACCTGTCAAGTTAAATCAGCTACTACAAATACAAACACTGTTACTGTTGATAATATAATTGGAGGAATCCAAGTAGGTAGCCTTGTAACTGGGTTTGGTATAACAACAAGAGTAACTGTTCTTGCTTACACTCCAGATAATCCTAATGTAAATCCTAGTACTACAGGAACTATAGCTTTAAGTTCAAATCAAACGTTGGCAGAAAATGTTGAGTTAACAATAGGAGAGCCAAATTACCATGTGTACGATTATCAGTCTAAAAAACCATTTAGAACATTACCTGAAAGAGATTTAATAAGAGTATATGATAAAATTCCAGTAAAAGCTTTAGCTCAAGAAATATCTGGCAACAGAGTTATATACGGAAATTACTTAAACAAATATACCGCACCTGAATTTATTGATTACAATCTCGCTATAACAGATAAAGCTGCTTTTAGCTTGAATGGAGGTACAGCGCAAATAGTTGGTACATTTCCGATTGGATCAACCACTATTACGTTAGGGAGCATCAAAGGTGAGTTTTTAATAGGCATGATAGTTATATGTGACGGTGTAGCTCCGGGTACATTAATAACAGGAATAACTCCATCAGGCGGCAATTCTAGCATAACATTAGATACACCGACAACTGGTGTATTAGTTAATTTACAATTAGTTGTTTTAGAACCAGGCGGTACTGAACAGAATACAACAAGTAGAATTGAATACCCAAATTCTAGTTTAAAAACAAATAGAAATTATCAAGTAGGTATAGTTTTATCTGATAGATATGGAAGACAATCAGGCGTTATATTATCTAACAATAAAGAAGTATCTGTTTCAGGGTCTCAAACTTTTATAGGATCAACTATATACTCTCCTTATATCACACCAAATACATCACCTAATAGCTGGCCAGGAGATTCAATAAAGCTTATTTTTAATAATCAAATAGCCACAGAATACGTTGGAGATGTTACTAGTCCAAAATATAACCCCTTAGGTTGGTATTCTTATAAAATTGTTGTAAAACAAACAGAGCAAGAATATTACAACGTTTACTTACCGGGTATAATGTCTGGCTATCCAGAAGATTTAAGTTTAGAAATAGGACAAACATCTCACGTAGTATTAACAAGTGATAACATTAACAAGATACCTAGAGATTTAAACGAAGTAGGTCCTACACAAGATCAATTTAGAAGTTCTATTAAACTATATGGTAGAGTTGAAAACTCTCCTACGCTAATTAATACTAATAATTTTGGCCTTAGTAATTTACAATACTACCCTGGAAGAGAATTTGATATTGCTATTACTATTTCACCTATGAACGATTTATTCGATTACAATCCTTTAGATCCTCCGACGCCAAATTATTTTCCTCAATTTTATACATATACTTCTAATCCTTATATAGCTAGAATAAGTACAGCTAATACTATAGGACAATCAGCTAACTTAAATTATACTGCAGTTAGTGGTTTTGCAGCATTAAATGACTCTTCAAGTACTATAAGACTTTATAATGTTTCAGGCAATCCTGCTGGAATTGGGCCAGGTGATTCTGTAACTGGTCCTGGGTTCCCAGAAGATTTAATAACTTCAGGAACTAGCCCTTTCACAGGGGCGTCTTCTCCTGGATCTCTTCAAGTCTCCGCGGGTAGCACTGGGTTAGTTTTAACTTTTGCAAACGCGCTGCCTCAGCTTGGCAAGGGTATAGTAGGTCAAGTTCTTACAGGAGCAGGTATAGCTTCTGGAACTGTTATAACAAATATTGATGGAAATGAAGCCACCATGAACCAAGCGGCTAGTGTACTTATAAACACACAAGTAACTTTTACAAACCCTGCTCAATTAGTTGTAGATCAAGCAGTTGCTTTTAACGAAGGCGATGCTATAACTATTTCAAGTTCATTAAAACCAGGATTACAATATTTAGCTGTATATGAAACAGAACCTGTACAAAGTCTTTTAGATATTTTTTGGGAATCATCAACAACTGGCATTATACAAGATATTAATAATATAATATTAAATGAAAACACAAGCGGAGTAGCGGCAGGAAGTTTAGCTCCTTTTAATACTAGTGTTTTTAAAGAAGACTTAAGGCCTACTTCAGGGGTATACCCTAACATTACAGTGGCTCCTTTTGGATTAGTTGATAATTTTGAACAACCGATTACAAGCGGTGTAGGGCCTTTGTCTTTAGACGCTGTACTTAATGGATATGGCGAAGACGTGCAAACTATTTATTTAAACGGAAGCACTGTGACACCTGTATTTAGTTTTGCGGAAGTAGGAAGTAGTGGCCTTTATAATATAAAAATAGCCGATGGATTTGTAAGAAATATTTATTTTGGTGAAGATGCTCTTTTACATACGTTTACATTTAAGTTTAGTGCAACTGTAAATAATTTAGAAACATTATTTGAAAGAGAAGTTGTATTAGGTAATGTGCAGCCGTATTTTTATACATGGGAAGGTACTAGTTTTAAAGCTTTACGTACTCAATCTAACGTAACTAAAATAGATGTATATGACGAAGGACCTTCCGCTGGCAATATAATTGCTGGATTTAAAGTTTATAACAACACAAATCCTGGAGCTTTTCCATCAAACCTAACAACTATCGGAACAGCGTTTACCACTCCTCCAAACTTGCAAGGTGTTGTAGGCTTTCCAAATAATCCTATTTCTGCAGTTCCTTTTCCTACAGGCTCGACTCAAACAGGAACTACAATAACGTTTAGCATTAATAGCTGGCAGATTGGAACCACTAACACTATAGCAAACTTTAATTTGGTTGCATTTGATCCTGATTTTACAACGCAATCTAACAGTAGTATACCTGCAGGAACTTACGTTGTAGGATTTGCAAATGGATCAGGAGGATCAAATACTAAAACAGCAACATTTAGTAACAGTATAACTACAACTCACGCAGGTACTGGATTTGCTTTTACAGGTGAGGGCATTGGAGACGCTCTTCAATTCTGGACACCTAATTATTTAAAAGTAAGTGGCACTGGCGTAAATGTAACAAAAGGCGATTTAATATATGTATTTGATACGCCTAATTGGAATAATTGTCCTATAGGTCCTATCTATACAGGAAGTGCAAATGAAGAATTAATAACTACAATACAAGGTGTAAACGGAGCTGGTTTTAATGTAAACGATTTATTTGGCTCTAGCCAAAATCTACAAAGATGGAGAGATTTATATTGTGAAATAGTAAGTGTTACTGATAGCTCAGGAAATAGTGCTGATCAATATTTTCAATTATCAAATAATGGACAAATGACACAAGGCCTGCATGGCAACGGTGAAGTTAATTTGCTTAATACAGGATATCAAAACAATGCAATGCCTGCAGATGTTTATACTGTCAATTTAAAATTGCATGATCCATCCGATTTCGAGGTTTGTGCTGTAACTGTTAACACTGGATTAAAAATTAGAACAACTCCGCCAGCGTCTCAGTTTGGAGATGCACCTTACGGGGTACGAGAATATACAGTAACTGCTACTCCTCAACCAAACACAGGGCTTGAAGTTATAATAAGAAAATATATAATTGTTAGTATTCTAGACCCAGGCGGGCTATCACCTACTTTTGGAGGTAATGGAGCAAACGGTTTTTGGATTTGGAAAGGTAATTCAAATGGAGAAGAATCTTTCCCTTCATGGCAAGATTGTGTATCGGCTGCAGGAGGCACAAACATAGTTTTACAAGGACCAGGCAATTGTTCTGGTGGCTTTGATTTTGGGTATCTATGGGATGACATAAACAATGGCCCTGGCGTTGAAGTAACTACTGGCTCAAGATCTATACTTTTATCAATGCCGTGCGCTTCTTTAGATGGAAACACAGGAACTAATGCACAAAATCAAAATTATCAAACCTCTATAGCGGTTACAGCAGGTACTGGTACAGGCGTGCCTTTAAATCCACCTGTTTCAAACTACGTGTTTTCTATTTAAGCATGTGTAATTTAATACAAAAATAAGTAATAATTAAACAATGGGAGCAGTAATTGAAGTTAAATACTTTAACACTTTTATATTAAAAAAGACAATTAGCGATGATGAGCCAATATGGAATGGATCGTTTGGCGTGCCGACTACTGTACCAGGTGCTTATCCCGTTGTAAGCAGTACTGCCAGCACCAATAATTATGCTATAGAAGAATCTAGAATAAGAGGCGGTTACAATAATACAACAGTTGATTTTGGAGTAAAAGCATATATAGTAGAAGACGAAAGAGTTGGTTCTTATAGAAAAAGCTCTCTTATATACTCTGGTATATTTAATTCAAGAACAGGTGTAAATCAAACAAATGTATTTTCAGTCGGCGAAGATATAACAAAAACTGCAGATCCTGCAAATGCATCAATACAAAAATTATATGCAGCTGATACTAATTTAATTATATTTCAAGAATTAAAAGTAAGTAGAGCCTTAATAGATAAAGATGCAATATACAACGCTGAAGGCGGTGGGGCTGTTACTGCTAGTAATTTAGTAATAGGAGTTATACAACCTTATGCTGGAGAGTTTGGAATAAGTAAAAACCCAGAAAGCTTTGCTGCATACGGCTATCAAAAATACTTTTCAGATCGAAATAATAATGCAATGCTGCGTCTTAGCTTAAATGGCATTGAAGAAATTTCTATTTATGGCATGAGAGATTTCTTTAGAGACGACTTAAACAGAATAAGTACTAGTGGTGGAAAAGCAATAGGAGCATATGATATACATAATAATCAATATGTAATTTCATTGCAAGATAGCACAACTACAACATATAATACGCTATCTTTTGACGAGCAAGCTAAAGGATGGGTAAGCTTCTTTTCTTTTGAACCGGAACAAATGTTTAGTATTAAAAATAATTTTTATACTGTAAAAAACGGAAAAATATGGGAACAATATGCCGATCCATTTGAACACCCTTCAGCAAAAAGAGGTAATTTTTATGGAAGTGATTACCCTAGTACGGTAACTGTAGCATTTAATGCAGCTCCTGCTAATTCAAAAACATTTAAAACTATTAGTTACGAAGGTGCGAACGGGTGGGGTTTAAGTTCTTTAATATCAGATCCAACAGGAGCTGACACAAGTCCTGCTATTACATGGAGCTCTCAAAACGATTTAACGAATTTAACAACTGCGACTAGCCAATTCCCTTCTTTATACAGCTATTACGAAGGAGAATATATAGATGTTCAATCTGTAGGCACAGTTAGTCAAGTAATTAGCGCAACGCAGTTTCTAATAACTGCATTGAAAGAACCATTAAATAATTCAAATATTTCTGGAGTTAATGTACCTATTTCTACTAATGTATCTAATATTACTGGAGTTGCCGGCTATGTAACTGTAACTAATAGCAATACAGTAAATACTGTTATTTCTGGCGTTCCGCAAGTAATACCCCCTGGAACATTGGTTTTAGCTCCGCAATCAATAATACCGTCAGGCACATTTGTAGTGTCTTATAATAACACAACAGGGGCGTTAGTTACAAACAATGCTATTTCAATTAATGCAGGCTATCAACTTGTGTTTAATGATTTTTACGTACTTACAACTAGTGTTGCATCCCCAAATGTTGCTGTTAATACAGTTTTAACATTTAGCAGTACAACTAGTAGAGCGGATTATTTAAGTGTTTTTAATACTGAAAATCCTGCATATCCAGCTTTTCATGCTGGGTTTGATCGTAAAGAAAACAAATATGTTGGTAATTTAAGAAACTTTACTCCAGCATCTAGCGGCGAAGTTATATGGGGAGAATCAATAAGTGGTATTAAAGGCTTTTATGCATTAGGTACTTTTTCAACTGACACAACTACAGAACCAGGCGGTGAAAAACAATTGTTCTCTGTCGAGAGTTCTTATATAATGAATAATGGATATTAAAAATAAAAACATATGTTAACAACTGCAATAATAGGCGGTGTAGCAAGTATAGCTGGAGGAATTTTCGGGGCTAGCGCTGCTGACAAAAAAAGAAGGGCTGCTAGAAAAGAAAGGCTTAAACTACAAGGAAAGCTAGAAGAGCTAGAAAATAATAGACAAGAGATAATTAATCCTTATGCAGGCATTACAGATCTTAGTAGCATGATAAGTAACCCTTTCGCTAATTTATCTGTAGCCACTGGAGCTGCTGAAATGCAAATAGAAGAAGCAGACATATCCTTAGCAAATACTTTAGACACTATGAGAGCTACTGGGGCAAGTGCTGGAGGGGCTACAGCGTTGGCTCAAGCAGCATTAAGATCTAAAAAAGGAGTTGCAGCTAGTATTGAATCTCAAGAAAAATCTAACCAGGACAAAATGGCAGCAGGCGAGCAAGCTATGCAACAACAAAAAATGGCAGAAGCACAGAGAGTGCAGCAAGCAGATGTTGCAGGCGAGCAATTTATGTTTAGTACTAGAGAAGGTAGAGAATTACAACAATTAGATAGAACAGCTGCAATGTTAGGCCAAGCTAGACAAGCTGAAGCGCAAGCAGCGTCAGATAAAACAGGTGCAATTACTGGAGCTTTTGGAAGCTTAGGACAAATAGCCGGAGGATATATGGCGGCTCAATCATAGTAATAAAAAAATAATGGAAAACGAAAATTTATTAAAAAATCTATATTTAAGGCAATTTAATCAAAGTAATGCTATTGCTTATAATAAAGACTTTGTATCTAACCCTAGCGATTATAATTTTCAATTGCTTGACAACGCATACAGAGGAGCAGGTATTCACTATGCTAAATTAAAAATAGCAATAGAATCAAATGCGTGCATGTCTGAAGATTGCAAAGTTGAATTAGCACAATTAAAATATTTGCAAGAAGCACCTCAAGCTTCGTTAGATTTTTTAGCTTCTCTTATATCTGAACTAAGCGTAACCGAGCAATCAAATTTTGATCCTAACAATAATTATGCATATACTGCAGCTAATAGTCTAATGACTGGTAAACCTGGCTTTTCTTTATCTGATGGTTATAGCGCATATTTGGATTTAATGGCTAATGGTACCCAACAAATAACATTTATGGGACCTGCTTTTGCATCACCTTTAATTATAAACAGTGCTTCATTAAAAGCATTGATTGATTCAGATACATCATTAGTAGCGCCAACACCGGATATAGGGAAAGACATGCTAAAGCTTTTGCCAGAAACTGGATTGTTTATGCAAGAAATGATTAATGAAAATAAAGAACTAAAAGGTAATGCTAAAATAAGCGAAGAATTTGTAATGAAAAATGCAGATGGCAGTTTTGATTACGAAGTTATTGATTTAGGAAATGGCAAAGGAAGAAACATACTTAAGTTTGACATGGATAAGATCGAAAAGAAAGTAACGCCTTTTATAAACGCTGAGGTTGCTGGTTTAATGAGCTCTGAGCAAGATGTAGTAGCCGCATGGAACGTTTATATATCTAAAGATACAAGTGTCAGTGAGGATGCTCAAATGGCTCAGAATGCTAATGCAGCAGGTTCCAGCTGGTTATACGAAATAGATTTACCTTTATCTCAAGACAAAAAAGAAATTTTTGGAATAAAATATAAAGAATACTTTATGAATAATTATCTAAATGAATTTACTAAAAACCAAATACCTTCAGTAAAAGAAGATGCTGCAGTTTTTGATTTATCAGAAGCTAAAAAAGCAGAAGCTCAAAAATTCTTAGATGATAACAACTTAAATTAAATTAAATGAACTTATTAGAATACGTACAATCATTAGGCTCTGATATATCTTTAGAAGAAAAAATTGCTTTAACTAAAGACTGGAAGAAAAAAAATGAACCAGCAGAAGACGTTGTTGAAGAAGTAAAGATAGACCCTGTTGTAGAGACGGATGCAACTACACCAGGGAAAACGGAACCGGTGTCCAACGAAGAGTTTATGAAATCAATATCTGGGGATGGAATATTCGATTCCTTAGAAAACTCGACTCTGTCGCAAAGGTTAAACGCTACACCAGGTACGAGTGAAGACAATCCTTTATTAGACTCTGTAGAAAGCGATTTTGATATAAAAGATTTTCAAAATAGAACATTTTTTCAAAAAGTAGGATTAGAACCTGTATTTAGTTTACCTGAATCTTACAAAACAAAAGCAGATGTAGGTGAAACTTACAATCCTAGAGGTAAGTACGATTACAAATATGAAATAAATAAAGAAACAGGCTCAATTGATTACTATGCTAAACCCGCAGATTCAGAAGACTATAAATTACAAACAGGAAATTATGCAATAGCTAAAGTTGCGCAGGTATTTGATCATTTAGATGAAAAACAATCAAAATCTTTAAAGCTATACGATAAGCAATTGTCAGGGCAAAAAAAAGAAAAAAGAACAATTAACAGTCTGCCTAAGTTTGACGAGTTTAAAGACACTAAAAGTGATTCATATAAATTCTCTTATATAAAGAGTATAGAAGGTATGTCTGATTCTACTGGTAATATGTCTTTAAAAGATGTTTTCACAAAAATAAGTGAAATTGATGAAATTATAGCTGGATTTACAGTAACCGAAATAGTTGAAGAACCTTCTATTTTTTTAAATAACCCTCCAACATATAAAGAAGAGAAGTCTTTAAATATTAAGACTAAAGAAGGAAAAGAATATTTTAAAAAATTGCTTGCTATAAGAAAAAAATTAGCAGACGATGCTCAGTATGAACTAGGTATGAACCCAGCTTATAATACAGCAGATAAAGACGAAGCAAAAAAAATAGCAAGTCAAATGAGCTATCTAGGAGCTTTGTTTAATAACTTAAGAGAAGGAAGTACTACTTTAGGTCAGCATATGGCAAGTATACCTGAAACATTATACGATATTGCAGCAATGCCACAAAACGCGTTAGCTGACGCTACTGGATGGGATATAGGCGTTAATTCTGAAGAGTTTAAGGAAGAGTTTGGAATTAAAAATTATATACTAGACTATTACATAGAAGAGCAAGAAAAACTAGGTTTGATAAATCAAGAGTTTGGTTTGCAAAATTTTGAAAATCAAGGCATATCTGACAGCTTTAGCGCTGGGAATTATATGGATGGATTTCAACAGATTGGACTAGGGCTTTTTAATAGCATGCCTGTTTCTATGTCCATGATGGTAGGTGGTGCTTATATGAAAACTGGGCAATTTTTAGCTGCAGGTACTATAGGATTTGCAGGGAAAGAAATAAGAGAAATGAGGGATGAACATCCTGCTATGAGCGAGTTTCAAATAATGACTACTTCTTTAGGTGTCGCAGGCGCTGAAACTGTGTTTGGGCTTATAGGTAAAGGAACTATTGGTAAAAGTTATAGAACAATAATCGCAAGAGAAGGTAAAGAAGAAGGGGCTAAAATATTTAGGAAAGGCATTATAGAAATGTACGAAACTGCTTTAAGAAAATATGGAGCTGCTGCGGGTATTGTAGGAGAAGGTATTGAAGAAGTTGCAACACAAATAACACAAAACCTGCTTAAAGGATTAGACCCTATGCAAGGAGTTCCCGATGCTTTTATATTAGGAATGAGTGGTGGTGGTTTATATTCTTCTCCAACTAATATTATACAGGCAAATAATTATGTTAAAAATGGAATTGCAAATAGAAAAGTTGATAACGTTTTATTAAAATACGGTTTAAATAATTTAAACGAAGCATTTAATACTGAAACACTAACAACTGAAGGTGAAATAGATATATTAAATGTAAAAAATTCTTTACAGGTTATAGATAGTCGTATTAACAAACAAGTAGAAGCAGGAACTATAACAGAAGCTCAGGGTAATAATATTAAACAAAGAGCTAGAGATGTTCAAAACTCTTCTACAGCATTAAGCCGTATAGATGTAAGCCAAGAAAATCAATCATCTTTTATAGATTTAATGATTGAACAAAAAACATTAAAAAATAAAATTAAAGAAGTTGACAATCCTAGCTTAACAAAAGCAGAGACTATTAGATTAGATGAAATAAATACAACATTATCTGATTTAGTAATTGCTTCAAGAACACAAAAAATAGAAGGTGAAATTGAAACAATAGAGCAATTTGCACCAGAAGGAAGTGTATTTAGCTATGATACAACTAAAGAGTTTGTAGAAGCAACAGGAGCAGATGCAGACGCAGATGCTTTTATTGCAAAAGACGGTAAAATATATATAAACAAACAAAGAGCAGCTGAGGTAGGGGCTATAACAGCAGCCTCTCACGAAAGATTACACCAAATACTAAGATCTACATTTGCAAATCCTGAAAATGCTTTAAAACTAGTCGAGCAGTTTAAAAAAATATTAAAGCCTAGAGAACTTGCTATAGTTCAAAAACGTATTGATGAAAACTATGCTGACGCTAGCCCTTTAAAGCAAGCTGAGGAATATCTAACTGCTTTTTCAGACGCTATTGGAAAAGGTGAATTAACATGGGCTGACAATCTTACCGAAACTTTTATGATGCTGGCTAAGCCTATATTGGATATTTTTAGAGCTAAAGGATACGGTAAATTAGAATTTAGAACTGGAAGAGATGTTTATGAATTTATAAAAGATTATCAAAAAAACATACAACAAGGAACACAAAGCGCAAGGGCTGAAGCTCTCAGTGCACAGAGTGAAGGTATCACAACAAACGAAGCGCAAGAATCCAAAACAACTAATGTAGATAATTTAGCAGGTAAGTACAAAACAGATCCAAATAGTTTGTCCGCTAATGAAACTCAAAATTTAAAAGAGCAATATACTAAGCTAGGTATTGATGCATTAAAACAATGGAGCGGTAAAAGAAACGTACCAATTAACAACTTGTTAAGTAACCCAGATACTTTTAAAAGTATAGAAAGCGATGTATTAAACCAGTTTCCAAGTATAATGAAAAATTATACTCCTATTAACAAAGCAACAGGCCAACCCCAAAAGCTTAGTACTTACATAGGTAATATTTTAGGAAGAAGAGTTGGTCCTAAGCTAGTAGAAGATTATGCTAAGCAGCAATCTACACAAAGTATATCAAACGATAAACAAAAAGAACTAGAAAATATACAGGACACTTCTAAAGCTACAGCTACAGAAATAGATACAGATGTAAAGCTTGTTGATAATATTAAAATCAACAAACAACCATTAAGCGTTGAGTTTAAAGATAAAGTAAGAGGTTTTGTAACTAAACAATTAGAAGGATTAGATCCTAAAAGTGAAAAGTTCAGAAAGCAAGCTTTTAAACCAAGCAAAGCTTTCGTAGATTTAATAGCTAAAGACATAATAGGTAGCCCAAAAAAGTTTAGAGAATTTTTAAATGAAAATCCTACTTTTTATAAAGGATTAAATATAACTGAGCTAATTGCAATTGACGATGGTAGAGTTAAAAAGGGACAACCTCGGCTTTTTACAGAAGTTAATAGAAGATTAACAAAGCAAAAGGATATAGAGAAGTTTATGATGCAGGGTCGTGTGCCATATCTTACAACTACACAGCAAAAAGCTGGAGCTAATCTTTATAATAGATTAACGCCTAAAGTAGCAGCTGTAGTAAATAATTTCTTTGGCAGCACACCGCAAAATAATAGTAATAGAAAGAGAGCTATAGCAAAAGCAATTGCAAATAAGTTTATAGCAGAAGCAGCTCCAAGTACAGAAGCTTTTAAAGCTAAGCCACAAGATGTTCGAGCTAAAACCGCAGAAAAATTACAAGTTTCACAAAATGCCAAGTTTAGTAAAACAGTAGAAAATACTTTTCAAAAACTAGGATTAGACGAAGATGTTGATTTTGCTCCCGATTTTAGAGATTATAATTATGATTATACTAAAACTCTTAATAAGCTTTTAGAAGGAGTAAAAGACTCAGAAGGAAAGCCAATAAAACGTATCGACATGAAGACAGATGCGGGCAGAAAAAGATTTTTAGATTTTGCAATTAGCAGCGGATTGACAAAAAAGCTTCCTCCTATGTTTTGGAGAAAACTTGCTTTTACAAGTGAAAATGCTTTTACTAAAGCTCAACTTAAAGAGTTTAAAGAAGAAGGAATTGAAGTGTCAACTATTGTTTCTGCAGATGGTAATTTAGGTGATTTAAGAGAATACACAGGAAATTTACCTTTTAAAAATGTTATAGAAGCTAACGAATGGATTGCTAAAACTAGAAGTGAAAATGGAAAAGATATTTTTCCTAAAGATAGTGATTTTCCAGCAATGAAAAGCATGCTTACTTATGAAGGTGTATACTCTGCAAAAGGCAATTTAGAAAATAACTTAAATGACCCTGCTTTTATAAAAAGACAAGATGATTCTATTGATCAATTAGGCAAACTTTTTGAAATGTTTCAAAATGATATAATGAAAGATGCTAATGGTGATGTAAACTACGAAGGTATTTTGTTTGTTGGAGCATTGCTTTCTTCTAGTTCTTATGGACAAGGGCATTTTCTTAGATCGGCTGCGCCTTTTAGGTTTTATCAAAAGGGATACATGGAAACCGGTTCTAGCGGAAACAGGTTAGAGCATACTTTACCCGCTACTATTGTTGGAAAGTATTTATTTAAAAAAGCATTAGATGGTACCGTAAAAGATTCTTTTAAAAATGTTAAGAAAAATTATTTTCAAGGACCATTGTCAGTTTCTAATGACAATAAACTTAAAGGTACAAAACTAAATGGAGAAGCTTTTAACTATGTAGAACAAACGCCAGAAAACTGGAATATGTCCGATAACATTTGGGCAAGGTATTTTAATATAAATGTAGGGTTAAATGCTGGAGGTATAAATCCTAGTGATTTAATATTAGCTGGTGGTAAATCTGTTTATGACGTTCACAATATAACTTCTACCGGAGTCAAGGTTGATTCATATTCAAAATCTTCTAGAGCAAAGGCAAATGATTTAGATAGTGATTTAGTGCCAGATGCTATAGCATATGACAAACCTGTAACTACGCAAACATTAATAAATGCTTTAGCTAAAACAGACGAAGCTTTAGACAAAGCAAGGAGATTAAATCCTCGCATTAAAAAAATAAGAGTATTTGATTTTGATGATACTTTAGCAACATCTAAAAGCATGGTTATCGTTAACATGCCTAACGGTTCTAGCAAAAAAATAAATGCAACACAATTTGCAAAGCAAGCTGCTGATTTAGAAGCTAATGGTGCTAAGTTTGATTTTACTGAATTTAGTAAAGTTGTTAAAGGCAAAAAAGGGCCGTTGTTTAGCGTAGCCCAAAAAATAGCAGATGCAAGAGGCACTGAAGATGTTTTTATACTTACAGCAAGACCTCAAGAAGCAGCAGGACCTATAAAAGCTTTTATGAAAGCAAACGGTATAGATATACCTTTAAAAAATATAACAGGATTAAGTGACGGCACACCTCAAGCTAAAGCTGGATGGATGATGGGTAAAGCGGCAGAAGGGTACAATGATTTTTATTTTGCAGATGATGCAGTTAAAAACGTTAAAGCTGTTGAAGATGTTTTAAGTCAAGTAGATGTTAAGTCGAAAGTTCAAATAGCTAAGTTTAGCAAAACTAAAACTTTTGATACTATTGTAAATGATATGATTGAAGATTCTTCAGGAATTGAAACTTACAAGCAATATTCTGCGGCAAGGGCTAAAACAGTTGGCGCCAACAAAGGTAAGTTTAATTTCTTTATTCCAGCGTCGGCAGAAGATTTTACAGGATTATTATATAAGATGCTAGGCAAAGGTAAAAGAGGTGATGCTCAAATGGCGTTTCTTAAAACAAACTTACTTGATCCTTATGATAAAGCTGAGTCAGCTGTAACACAGGCTAAAATAGCTGCGGCTAATGATTTTAAAGAATTAAAAAACCAATTAAAAACATTACCGAAAAGCTTAAGCAAGCCAACGGGTATTGCAGGGTTTACTTTTTCACATGCTGTTCGAGTTGCTGCGTGGACCAAGCAAGGTATGTCAATTCCAGGGCTATCTAAAAAAGATATAAAAGAACTAAATGATTTTGTAAAAAACAACGACGAGCTAAACACTTTTACAAATGAATTAATAGTTATACAAAAAGGCAAACCTTATCCTAAACCCGGAACTAATTGGCTCGGGGGCAATATAACTAGTGATATTATAAATGGCATCAATAAAGTAAACAGAGCAGAGTACCAACAAGAGTGGAGAGAAAACGTAGACATTATATTTTCAGAAGCTAACATGAACAAAATGGAGGCTGCATACGGAACTAGGTGGCGTGAAGCTATGGAAGATTCTTTACGTAGAATGAAATCTGGTAGCAACAGACCGCCAGGTGGTAACAGAGTTACTGATGGACTATTGGATTGGTTAAACAATTCTGTAGGTGCTGTAATGTTTTTAAACACGAGGTCGGCATTGCTTCAAACTATATCATCGGTAAACTTTATAAACTGGGGTGATAATAATATTGTTAAAGCTGGTTTAGCATTTGCAAATCAAAAACAATTCTGGAGTGACTTTATGGCACTTATGAATTCTGATTACTTAGTTGAACGTAGAAATGGACTTAAAATAAATGTAAGTGAATCTGAAATAGCAGATGCTGTAAGAGATTCTAAAAACAAAGTAAAGTCCGCTATAGCGCTTTTATTAAGTAAAGGTTTTGTTATGACTAGATTTGCAGATAGTTTTGCTATCGCAACAGGAGGAGCTACATTTTATAGAAATAGGATAAAAGCTTTAGTTGCTAAAGGTATGGATCAAAAAGCTGCAGAAAAGCAAGCATTTGAAGACTTTAGACAAATAGCAGAAGAAAGTCAACAATCAAGTAATCCAAACAGGATTAGCGCACAGCAAGCATCAGGTGCTGGTCGTGTAATATTAGCTTGGGCAAACACACCTATGCAGTATGCTCGTATTCAAAAAAGATCAGCTCAAGACCTTATAAACGGCAGAGGAGATTGGAAAACAAACGTATCTAAAATTGTTTATTATGGTGCTATACAAAATTTAATATTCAATGCATTGCAACAAGCTGTATTCGCGTTAGGCTTTGGAGAAGATGATGAAGAAGAAATGGATGCTAAGAAAAGTGAAAAGATTTCAAGAATAGCAAACGGTATGATTGATTCACAACTTAAAGGATTAGGTATTGGTGGTGCTGCAGTAGTTGCATTAAAGAGCGCTTTGATGGAGCTAGGTAAGCAGCATGCGGCAGACCGATCTAAATATGAAGAAGCTGTATTTGATTTATTAGGATTCTCACCACCGCTTGGCTCTAAGATACAAAAAATAAATAGTGGGCTTAGAAGCTTTAGCTGGAATATGAAAGACATAAAGGATAAAGGATTTAGCTTAGATAATCCAGCTTATTTAGCAGGTGCTCAAATAGTAACTGGGCTTACTAACATACCTCTTGATAGAGTTATGAAAAAGCTAAACAGCATGCGTGGCATCGTAAGTGAACAATCTTCTCTCTGGCAAAAAGTTGCATTAGGATTAGGTTGGTCAACATGGGATGTAGGACTTGGTTATTATGGTGGTTTTGACGCTGCAAAAGTATTAACTCCTGAAGAGCAAGCAATCGAAGATGTTATTACAATGAAAAAAGAAACTAAAACTCAAGAGCAAGTTGATATGCTTCTAGATTTAGGACTTACTAAAAAAGAAATAAAAGCTTTAGGTAAAGAACAAGCAAGAGTTGAAAAAATAATAGAACTTCAAAAATCAGAAACTAAACCTGAAGTTAAGACCGAAGACGTTAAAGAGGAGCCTAAACCTGAAGTTAAGCAAGAAACAAAACCTAAAAAAGAAACTGCAGAAAGAAGGCTTAGAAGACAATTTGATTCTATTAAAGGTGAGAATAAACCAGAACAAGTAAAAACTTTATTAGATTATGGTTTAAGCAAAAAAGAAATAAGAGCTTTACAATACGAAAAAAATAGAGTAGAAAAAATATTAGAACTTATGTATAAAAACAAGAAAAAATAACCAATGAGCATATCAGACATGAAATTATACGCTATTAATGCAGGAGCATTAAGTATAACCACTTTTACACAAATAGAAGATGGATTAAAAATTTTTTTACTCTTAGTAACTATAGGGTACACTTTAACAAAATGGATTAAACTTAAAAAAGAAAAGTAATGGAAAACAACTCACCACTTTTCATAAAGGAACAAGCTTATGAGAAGTCTAATCGCAAGATGCGATCTAAGTACAAAAAAGAAACAGGTAAATCTTTAGGGTCGAGACAAACATCGGGAACAGGTAAACGAAGAGTGTCATTTGCGTGTAGATTTGCCGGTATGGCAGGCGCTATGAAAGACGCTAAGGGAGAGCCAACAAGAAAAGCTATGGCTTTGAAAAAATGGGGATTTGGTAGTGTAGAAGCTGCTAGAAACTTTTGTAATAAAAACAAATCAAAAAAATAATAAATAAAAACTAAAATTATGAATAAAGATCTTAAGTACATGCCAATCGACGACCGCGCGGGAACATGGATGTCAAAACACACAAGCCCTCTTTTCCAAGAATCAAGGTCATCAAAAGCTACAGGCCTTAGAGAAGACGGTGGCGATGACGATGCATTATTAGATGAAAAAGGAAGAACCCAAAAGGAGTTGATGGCTCAATTAGCTAAAAAATTCAGATTAAACAAAACTAAAAAAAATTACGATCAATTTAATAAGTCCAAAGATTCAATCACGAAAGTAAATAAAGAGTATAAAGGATTTTAATCTTATAAAAAAAACAATATGAAATCAGGATTATATCAAAAATATATAGGTAGAAAAGAAGATAAAGATACGAGAGTTAACTGGAGTGATAACCCAATACCTGAAGAGGATAAAGTAAAACACCCTAAAGCTAAATTAGCAATGCAACGTATAGATAAATTTAGTGGTATGGAAGATGGGCCAGAAGCACAAAAATTTTTTCAAGATAGCCTTGTAACTCCTACTATTAAATACAACGGTAAATCTTATTCACTTCAAGCATTAATACCAGACTAATTATGGGATTTAAAATAAGAAGCCAAGGTTCACCTTGTGCTAAAACAAGAAAAAGAAAATTAAGCGCTAGCTGTAAAGCAGCGGCTAAACGAAAATTTAAAGTATACCCTAGCGCATATGCAAATATGTGGGCTTCTAAACAACAGGGGCAAGGGAAATGCTAAACATATAAAAATTAAATAATGGGATATAACCAAAAAACAGACACTCCTTTAGCTCATTGTTGGTCTGGAGTCATGCATACACAGCCTTGGAATAAAATGCGAGGAAGAACAGCAGCTGCAGCCGGTAGAGGTACAGGCAATGATATTAGTTTGGCTAAAGCAAATGAAAAACGTGAAAGCCCATTTGCTCAAAAAACTAAAGCAAAAGGTGGAGGAACAACAAAAGCCTGTTTACCGAAAGCAAAAATAGCTAGTATGAGTGCAGAGGAAAAGCAAAAAGTTATTAGCGCTAAAAGATCTGCAGGAAGTAAAGGTGAAAGAGTAAGATCTAGCAAAAGTAATGTTAGCGGAACTTCTGCAAATAGTCTTGAAGATTGGGTTAAGCAAGATTGGAGACAAGTTGCAAATCCTGAATTAAAATGTGGAGAATCTAAAAATGCGTAAGATAAATAAAATAATAGTACATTGTTCTGCAACACAAGAAGGCAGAGATTTTGATGCGGCTGAAATAAATCGGTGGCATTTAAAAAGAGGATGGAATGGTATAGGTTACCATTATGTAGTTTTGCTAGACGGCACCATAGAATATGGCCGTAGTATATACAAGCAAGGAGCCCATGTTAAGGGCGAAAATGAAGGTTCTATAGGAATTTGTTACATTGGGGGCGTTGAATCAGAACGTGGTTCTAACGGCAAATGGATTGCTAAGGATACTAGAACACCAGAACAAAAAGAAAGCTTGTTACTGTTGCTTAAAACGCTAAAGAAGATGCATACAAGCGCTACAATACATGGTCACAATGAGTTCGCAGCGAAAAGCTGTCCGTGCTTTGATGCTAATAAAGAATATTGTAATATATAAAAAAGGAACACGATAAAATAGGCGTACCATACCTAAAAGTTCCTGTAACCAGAAAGGGCCCTCA